TGGAAGGATTTAATTATTGATATTGACAATATGATAGAGTCACTCAATAATATAAGCGTAATTCCTGATGAAAAGACCTTGATGTTCAGAAAAGGTGAACTTTCCATCTTGACTTGGCTGAAAACCTTGAGAGAGGTCAGCGAACGAGCCTACGAGGAATTGAATGAAAAGAATGTATGAATTTGTCTGCGTAAGTGGACACAGAATTGAGAGGTACTGTGATTATGAGACACAGGAAACTCAGTGTGAGTGCGGTGGTTCAGCCAATCGCACAATCAGCGCACCAAGCGTCAACTTGGAAGGATGGTCTGGTCATTTTCCATCGTCATGGATGAAATTTGACAAGAAACATCGTGATAAGTTGGCGGCAGAGCGCAAAGCCACAACATAAGCATTTATGCCGTTGTGTATCCTAGAACCCAAAAGTGGCAGGAAAAAGGAAAAATATGTTGATTGATAACCCAGACGAGATGCAGAGTGAGTTAGACATTGTTGAGCAGAAAAAGCTTGAATCAACAATTGAGCCAGCGTCAGATGACATTCCTGATAAATATCGGGGCAAACAATTATCTGACATTATCAAAATGCACCAAGAGGCAGAAAAGCTGATTGGCAAGCAAGCTCAAGAAGTTGGAGAAGTTAGGAAGCTCGCTGATGAACTCATCAAGCAAAACCTTGCTGGTAAACCTCAACCTATTAAAGAGGAAGAACCCGAAGTAGATTTTTTTGAAAATCCACAGGCGGCTGTTCGTAAGACTGTTGATAACCATCCTGATGTACTTGCGGCTCGTCAAGCGAGTCAAGAGTTCAAAAAGATGCAGATTCAGCAAAAGTTGGCGCAAGAACACCCTGATTTTGGTCAGATTGTTCAAGATGCAGACTTTGTGAATTGGGTGAAATCTTCACCTGTTCGCATTGGTCTGTATGCAAAAGCTGATGGCGAATATGACTATGACAGTGCAAACGAATTGTTGAGCACCTACAAGCAATTGAAGGGCGTTAAGGCAAAACAGACTAGCGATGCAGGGGAAACCCAACGCAAGTCAAACCTTAAAGCGGCAAGTGTTGATGTGGGTGGTACTGGTGAATCTGGGAAACGAGTCTATCGCAGGGCAGACCTTATTCGGCTGAAGATGACTGACCCAAACCGATACGATGCCTTGAGTGAAGAAATCATGGCGGCATACGCAGAGGGGCGTGTCAAGTAACCCTAACTTTTGATTTTTTGGAGTACACAAATGGCAACATCATTTTCCCCTAGTAACTCAGTTACTACCACCACTGGCGCAACATTCATTCCTGAAATTTGGAGTGATGAAATTGTTGCGGCTTACAAGAAAAACCTAGTTTTAGCCAACTTGGTTATGAAGATGAACTTCAAGGGCAAGAAAGGTGACACTGTTCACATTCCTGCACCTACCCGTGGTTCTGCTTCTGCCAAAGCCGCTGAGACAGCAGTCACTTTGATTGCCGCGACTGAGTCTGAAGTCCAAGTGTCGACCAACAAGCACTATGAATATAGCCGCTTGATCGAAGACATCGTGGAAGCACAGGCTCTGAACTCTATGCGTCAGTTCTACACCTCTGATGCTGGCTATGCCTTGGCTCGTCAAGTCGATACAGACTTGGTGCAGTTGGGTCGTTCAGCCAATGGTGGTGCTGGTACAGCCGCATACGCTGCCGCCTACATTGGTGGTGACGGTACGACTGCCTATGTAGCCGCAAACAACAATGAGTCAGCACTGACTGATGCGGCTATCCGTCGCACTATTCAGCGTTTGGATGACAACGATACTCCTATGGACAATCGTTTCTTCTTGATTCCTCCATCAAGCCGCAACACCCTGATGGGTTTGGCTCGCTACACCGAACAAGCATTTGTCGGTACTGGTGACGCTATTCGCACTGGTGAAATTGGCAACCTGTATGGCATCCCTGTCTTCACCTCTAGCAACGCTGATACCACTTCTGGTTCTGGTGCGGCTCGTGTGTGCTTGATGGGTCACAAAGATGCGATGGTCTTGGTTGAGCAAGTTGGTGTGCGTTCACAAGTACAGTACAAGCAAGAGTACCTTGCTACGCTGTTCACAAGTGACACTTTGTATGGCGTTGCCGCCTTGCGTAGTGCCGCTTCTGTGGGTGCGGCTAAGTCCTCATCCATGTTTGCCTTGGCAGTTCCAGCCTAATTGCAGTTGTCCCCCCTGCCCTAGTGGTAGGGGGTCTTTTTTAAACTAAATTAGGAGAAATTAAAATGGCAACCGCTTCAGCAGTAGTCTCACGCAGAGGTAATGACCAGTTTCGGGGTTTGTTCTCCGATACTTGGGCTGTAAAAGCAACACTTGACGCTGGTTCTCTAGCCGATGGTGCTGGTGAAACAGATGATGTAACAGTTCCCGGTGTCGCCTTGGGTGACATGGTTATTGGTGCATCTTTGGGTGTAGATTTGGTTGGTTTGACAGTTACTGGCTATGTCAGTGCCGCAAACACAGTTAAGTTCCGCATTCAAAACGAGTCAGGTTCTACAGTGGACTTGGCATCTTCAACTTTGCGTATCGTTATCGTTCGCATGGTTTAAGGATAGGGGGGCTAGTCCCCCCTTTCTCATTTAAGGGGTTTTATGGCTACTTTTAAGTGTCTGCAATCAGGCAATCTTGTTTCCTTTCACAATCAAGTTGACATTGATTCCATGAAAGGCCATCAGGGTTATGTGAGGGTAGACGATGTAGAAGTAACCATAGAATCTGTAGAATCAGAGACTAGAACAGATACCGCCTTTCGTGCGCCTGTCATCCCCACAATCAAGCGTATGGGAAGACCCAGAAAGGTAGATTTAAATGTCTGACATTGATGCCAGAGACTTTGGAAAACTTGAAGCCCAAGTAGAGGCTCTCCAAAAAGAGATGCACACACTTAGTTCAGATGTAAAAGCCTTACTTGAACTTGCCAATAAAGGCAAAGGTGGATTTTGGATGGGAATGACTATCGCTTCTTTCATGGGCGGTATCGTGACCTTTGTTGCTGATCGTATCTGGAAATAAGGAGAACAGTATGCCAATGGTCGGAAAAAAGAAGTTTCCATACTCTGAAAAAGGCGAGAAAGAAGCCAAAGAGTACGGCAAGAAAAAGGGCGTTCCTGTGACCATCATGGTTGCGATTGGAAAGCCAAAAGGTTTGCCTATGCGTGGTGGCAGAACTGCCACTAACATGATGAAGAAATCAGGTCGTGGCAAATGAAAAAGACCAAAGCACAAGCCAAAATCAGCAAAGTCATGCGTGAGTACAAGGCTGGTGAATTGCACTCAGGCAAGGGTGGCAAAGTTGTAAAGAATCCTAAACAGGCAGTGGCAATTGCTTTGTCTGAGGCAGGGATGTCTAAGCCAAAGAAGAAGATGAAATGAAGCAAGGACTCTACGCCAACATTCATGCTAAACAAGCCAGAATCAAGGCTGGTTCAGGCGAAAAGATGCGCAAGGTAGGTAGCAAAGGTGCTCCTACTGCTGAAGCCTTTAAACAGGCGGCAAAGACTGCAAAGAAACCTAAAAAGGGGAAGTGATGAAAACTCCATCTTGGCAACGCTCCGAGGGCAAAAATCCCAAAGGGGGGTTGAATGCCAAGGGGAGAGCATCTTATAATGCAGAAACTGGTGGCAACTTGAAAGCACCAGTAAAGTCGGGGGATAACCCTCGCAGAGCAAGTTTCTTGGCTCGCATGGGCAATATGGCTGGTGCTGAGTACAAGGATGGTGAACCGACAAGACTGCTTCTTTCGCTAAAAGCATGGGGTGCATCCTCAAAGGCTGACGCAAAGGCAAAAGCTAAAGCTATATCCGCAAGGAACAAAGCGAAGGCAAGCAGATGACATACTTAGAACTTGTAAACGATGTTTTAGTTAGGTTGCGTGAAGCAACTGTTTCAACTGTTTCCGAAACAACATATTCTTCCCTCATTGGCAAGTTTGTCAATGATGCCAAGCGTCAAGTAGAAGATGCTTTTGCTTGGAATATTCTTGGCACAACCATTACCCTTTCTACAACTTCTGGCACATATTCTTATGCCTTGACTGGTGCTGGTCAGAAGTTCCAAGTTCTTGATGTTCTCAATGTCACAAGCAATTTACGCATGAAGAACATTGATTTTGCGACTATGAACAGGTATCAGAACTTCTCTACACCTGTGAATGGTATTCCTGCCTACTATGCTTTTGATGGCATTGATGGTAGCTATGACACCAAAGTCACCATTTATCCTCGCCCTGATGGTGTGTATAGCATTCCATTTAGCCTGACAGTGCCACAAGCCACTTTGTCATCAGACTCTACTGTTGTCAAAGTACCTGATGTTTTGGTTTCTCAGAATGCTTATGCTCGTGCATTGGTAGAGCGTGGTGAAGATGGTGGTTTGTCTTCATCTGAGGCTTATCTGTTGTATAGGTCAATGCTCTCTGACTACATTGCTTTGGAAGGCACTCGCTATCCTGAGAATCAGGAGTTTGTGGCAGTATGAGCCAACCAATTCAAACTTACAGCATCTCAGCCCCCGGCTTTTATGGGTTGAATACTCAAGACTCGCCTCTTGATTTGAATGCTGGTTTTGCTTTGGTTGCAACTAATTGCATTATTGACCAATATGGTCGTATTGGTTCACGCAAAGGTTGGTCAAGAGTTAACGCATCGTCTGGTGACTTGGGCGCAAATGATGTCAAGGTTATCCATGAGTTAGTTCAGGCTGATGGCACTTTGACTGTTTTGTTTGCTGGTAACAACAAGATTTTCAAGTTGAGTTCCACAAACACTGTGGTTGAACTCACCTATGGGGGTGGGGGTACTGCACCAACTATTACTGCAAGCAATTGGCAGTGTGCATCCTTGAATGGCATCACATACTTCTTTCAGTCTGGTCACAATCCTTTGATTTATGACCCTGCTGTATCGACCACTACATATCGTAGAGTGTCTGAGAAGACAGGATACCAAGCTACTGTTCCTGATGCTGACATTGTTATTTCAGCGTTTGGTCGTTTGTGGGCTGCTAATACAACATCAAATAACTCTACTGTTTACTTCAGTGATTTGATTTCTGGTCATGTGTGGTCAACAGGTACTGCTGGTTCATTGAATGTAAACAATGTGTGGGTAAATGGTGCTGACCAGATTACTGGTTTAGCGGCTCACAATGGTTTCTTGTTCATCTTTGGTAAGCGTCAGATTCTTGTCTATCAAGGTGCAACTGCACCATCAACCATGTCTATCAGTGACACTGTTGAAGGTATTGGTTGTATTGCTAGAGACAGTATTCAGACAACAAGCACTGATGTATTGTTCTTGTCAAATTCAGGTGTCAGATCGTTGATGAGAACGATTCAAGAGAAGTCTGCACCTGAGAGAGACTTGTCAAAGAATATTCGTAATGATTTGATGGGTGCTGTAGCTGGTGAGACATTGGCAAACATCAAGTCTGTGTATTCAGAGCGTGAAGCCTTTTACTTGTTGACAACCCCTAGCATTGATACCACTTGGTGCTTTGATACCAAGGCTTATTTGCCTGATGGTTCTGCAAGGGTGACTACTTGGGATTCGATTACGCCTAAGTCTTTCTTGTCTCGCAGAGATGGAAGTCTTTACATTGGCAAGAATGGATACATTGGGTACTACAACACTTATCAAGATTACGATACTGCATATCGTATGTTGTACTACACAAACCATGCTGATCTTGGCGACCAGAATGTAACTTCAATTCTGAAGAAGTTGTCTACGGTTGTGATTGGTGGAACAAATCAAGTTGTGACATTCAAGTGGGGTTTTGACTTTAAGACAAACTACTTGTCTGACAATGCAAGTATTCCAGCGCAGGGTGTTTACTATTACGGTATTGCTGAATATGGTGCAAATGCCACCACGATTGCTTACTATTCTGATGGTGTGGCGTTACAGACTTTGACTGTTTCGGCATCAGGCACAGGTAAGGTTGTTCAAACAGGTTATGAATCAGACATTAATGGTGCGGCATTGTCTATTCAGAAGATTGAAATTCAAGCCAAGAATGGCAAACTGAGTTAAAGGAGAGTATTGTGTCTGACTATACCAAGAGTACGAATTTTGCTACCAAAGACAATTTGTCTTCTGGCAACCCTTTGAAGATTGTCAAGGGTACTGAGATTGA